ATATTCCAGTAGATCTGCCTCATAGTATTACTACTGGGGAGACTGTCCACTATGACTCTAGGATCAAGTCTATAGGTAATCTTAAGCTAGAGTTAGACTTCGAGCAGACTGGTATCGCACTAGAGACTAATAGCTCGATAGCTCTAGAGAATAATGATGGATACTTCGATAACCTATTCGATCCTCTTATCTGGGAGAATGGGACCGTACGCTTCTGGTCCTGGTCCGATGAGCTGCCTACTTCAGAAGCCAAGCTAATCTATAGAGGTATCGTATCGGATAAGACTTTTAGTCCTAGCCAAGTATCTTTCAATCTAAAAGATGAGCTTTCAAAATTACGTCAACCATTAACCTGGGGACGCTTCTCTAGTCTAGACGGAGAGCTTGATAACTCGGTTATTAATACTCCTAAAAGACTAATTTTTGGAAGAGTGGATAAACTTCGTACCGTAGGGATCGATAAGACTCTATACGGCTACCCTATTACTGGGACTATTACAGGCTCAGCAGATACTAACTTACTGACTGGTACTGTATCAGGTACTGCTACTACTAATACGATTAACGGACTAGGCACTACATTTACTACTCAGATCTCAGCAGGGCAGAAGATTAAGATCATTACTGCTCTAACCGAGTACTCTTATACTGTTAACACTGTAGTAAGTAATACTCAGCTAACTATATCTGGGACTATCTCAGTTACCTTCTCAGGATCTCAGGCCCGTAATGCGGACGTAGAGAATAACGTAGTATCTGGTACTGGGACTTCTTTTAAGTCTCAGCTATCCCCAGGAGATACTCTTAATTTAACCGTTAACTCTACTGCATATAAGTATAAAATCAGGTCTATTAGCTCAGATACTGCGCTACTCTTAGACGATGAGATAACGGCTACTTTTACTGCTGTAAATGCTACTAATCTTCCTGCTATTCCTTATCGTGGAAAGAATAGGCTATGGCATATAGCAGGACATAAGCTAAGAGAGTACTCTGTAAATATTACAGTAGTTAATAATTCTACCAGCGTTACAGTTGATTCTATTAATGATATCCAGGCAGGAGATTACGTATCTATCCTAGGAGCTTCATACTTAGTACTTAGAGTATCTGGTAACTTAATAACTCTTAACCAGGCTTTAGCTACTACTCCTATCGTAGGGGATACTGTAACTAAACTACCAGTACAGGCAGTTTACGTAGGTAATACCCAGTACGTAATTAATAGAGACTTTACTATCAGTAATACTACTACAGACGCTATCCTAACTTTTAACTCTTTAGCAGAGTATAACGTAGCTAAGACTAATAATCCTAACCTAAGCTTTACGCTTACTAGCGGATCTCCTACCGTTACTACTTCTTCTACTACGGTAGACTTAACTACGCTAATTAAGCCTAGAGACTGGATTAAAGCCAAGACTGTTACAGCTCCGGACTGGTACGAAGTACTAAGCGTAGATACTTCTAGCTTAACTTTACGTACTAATGCTCTAGCTTCTTACACTGGTACGATCCAATTTAGAAGCCCAGATTATATTAATGACGACTCTCTAGTAACCGTAAGCTGCTTAGGTTTATCTAACTCTACCTGGGTTAGATATCCAGCGCAGGCGGTTAACTGGATGCTTACTAGCGCAGGATTAACGGATATTAATACTGCTTCATTTACTCAGGCAGAAGCAGACTGTAACTTTACCCTAAGCCTATACTATCCTAACTCTATAGGGCAGGAGATTCCAGCTCTTAGGGATATGATTACTGACATTAATAAAAGCGTATTCGGTAGCTTATACCTGGATAACTCATTTAATTATACCTACAAGATCCTTAACGCAGATAAGCCAGAAGATCTAGAAGCTATTAAAGACGAGGATATCGTTAACTTTAGCGTAGCTACTAAGTCTAATATCATTAACTCATTAATCTTAAAGTACGGTCCTTATGTAGATCTAGACGCTCAGTCTGAGACTCTTAAGACTATCCTAAAAGAATCTACCTTCGTTAACGAGGCAGTAGAAACTAAGCAGCGCCTAGAAGTCACTAGCTACCTTTACTATGAGGATGAAGCTACTATCATAGCCGAGCGCTGGATCTTCTTTAGGTCATTAACTCAGTCCGTAGTAACGCTATCGGCTAAGCTTAACCTAGCTCTAAAAACGCTAAACGATGCTTTACTCCTGGATCTGTCCAGACTTTATAAGCGTTTCGGTAGCTCATCTAAAAGAAAAATAGGGATAATTAACTCTATCTCTAAGACAGGAGATACTACTAGCGTACAGATTAACGATCTAGGTAACGTCTTTAGCCGAGTGCCTGCCATAGCTCCAGATACAGCAGCGGACTACGTAGCAGGCAGCGAAGATCTAGACAGATACGGTTATGTCCTAGATAATGATACAGAGACTCCAGATATCACTAGCGAAGATGAGCTAGGTACTATTTTAATCGGATAAGGCTTATGGCATATACAGAGTTACCTTTAGCTATAATCGCAGTAGGGAAAGCTATTAAGCGTGAAATTTTCACTACTATCCGATCGGACCTAATCGATCATGAGACTCGTATCACAGCTCTATCTTTAGGTACTGCTCCTATCGAGATCTGGAATAATACTATCCTTAATGCTTCTTCAGCTTCTACCATGACAGGATTAGACTACTATCGAGCATTAACTAATTTTACTCTAAGCAGAGTAGAGATAGAGATCTTTCAAAAAGGATCTGTTACTTCTGGTATCCTTTCTATCGATGTTAAGAAAGGTAATACTATGGACTCTACGTCTTTAACTTCTGTACTAACTACTCAACCTTCTATCGACTTTTCTACTGCTTCAGATTACGCTATAGCTACAGGTACTCTTAACGTAGCTAATCAGAGCGTAACTGCTGGGCAGTTTTTAAGATTAGACGTAACTTCTCTTCCTAGTATACCGCTAGGACAGTTTAGAGTACTCGTCTATGGAACAATTTAAGGAGATCCAATGGCAGCGCCTATAGTAGTACCGTTTAATTTTTCTCCTCCAATATCTCCTAGCGTAAAGACTACTTCATACACCGTTCCTACTGGTAAATATGCTCAAGTAAAAGCGTATTTTGAAGGCATGGAAACGCAGTCGGTTACTTCTGCTAACGTAACATTAAACAGTAGAACAATAACTCTAAATGGTGTAACTATTTTAGTCCCATATTCCCAAGGATTTTCTCAAAATGGTGCAGGAAATCCAGTGGTAACATTCCCAAGAGTTGGAAGAGTTAACATGGCAGCTACTCTTATAGCTGCTGGAGTATCAAGTGCTGTAATAACGATAGGAAACTATACTAGAACTTTTACCGCTGCTGCACAATTTGACTCTAACATAAACGGAGTTGCGTCTTCAGTAACAATTGCGTGGTCAACTGGTAATGGAAATGCTTCGTGTACAATCATATATGATGTTCCAATGGACTCTACTTTTTGGGCTAAAGCTGGTGACGTAATTACAGGAACTGGAAACTGGAGAGCGTTAGTTACAGAATATAACGTAATTTCTTAAAGGACTTTTATGTTTGGATTATTTATTAACGATACGCTTAAAGACTTTTGGAGTAACTCTCCTGGGGATATGTTTATAGACGCTACTATTAACTATCTTAAAGTTGATAGATTAACGGTAGATCTTAATTACTACTTTATTAACGAAGTACCTTCATTCTACGAGTTCGATCAAGATAAGAAGCTAATCATTAAAAGAGAAGTTACCACTATTAACGAAGTAACCCAGCAAAACGAGCTAGGAGAGAGCGTAGTAGTACAGGAAGAAATTAAAAGCTACGTGGTAGATAAAGTTATCGAGCCTATCGTCTATATGTCTAAGGGCATAATGGTTAAGCCATGCTAATCGAAAAGCTTAAACCAATTATTTACTTAGTAGGTCTAGGCGCTTCGTTAGTTATTTATGCTCATGCTAACTTCTCAACAGTTAAACAAGTAGAGAAATTAGAAAATAAAATAGAAAATCAGGCTACTGCTAGCGATATCGCTAGACTTGAAGGTAAGATAGACTCATTAACGCTATACTTACTAGAGAGAAAATAAATGATCCAGTTTAAAGATGACTACGCTAAAGAAGGCTTCTCTAAGCTTCATCCAATTTTATTAGATATCGTTAACCAGGTTAATAACTGGTCCGAGGCTTATGATAAAAAAAGTATTACTATTACTGAGTCTCTTAGTACTCCTGAGCGAGATAAGAAACTAGACAGAGTAAGCCCAGCGCATAGCCAAGGTAGAGCGGTAGATATCCGTACTGTAGATATGCCTAAGCCTAAGCTGGTACTTCTCATGCAGACTTTCTCTGATAAGTTTAAGCACGTAGGATACCTAACCCAGAAGGGAGAGCGTAGACTTATGTATTACCATAATAACGGTAACGGTCCACATATTCATCTCGCTATCGGTATAGACATTATAGAAAAGTATTCTAAACTTTATCCTAACTGGAAGTACCCAGCTCATAAACAAATAAAGAAGGAGCCTAAAAATGGTTAAGCCTTATGATCTATCAGAGTTAGTCAGTATCCTAAAATCTAAAGGTCTAGATATCGCAGAAGACGCGGCTAAGATCGTAGTAGACTCATCTCTAGAGTGGTTAAAAGAATCTGCTAAGCTATCTGCTACTCCTTACGATGATCTCGCTTTAGTAGTGCTTCCTCAGGTTGAAGGCTTTATTAATAAAGCAGTAGACGCTATTAACGGCCACGAAGGTTAATCTTATGTATGCCAAGTTAGTAGAGATCCTGGTAACTAATTTACTGCTACCACTTCTTAAAGACTTGGCATTTATGCTCTATAATATGTTTAAGGTTAGACAGATCCGCAAAGAAAGAGAAGAAGCTGCTAGAATTAAAGCAGAAGCTTACTCTGGATCTAAAACAGACGAAGAGATTAAAGATACCTTCGATAATATGCCATGAAGAAACTAGCCTTTTTATTCCTACTATCTGCCTGCACTAATATTCCCACTACTCCAGACGGTCCACAATGTAGCCCAGTCTTTAGATATGTAAATAGTACAGACGGTAGAGAATTTATAGACGTAGAAGGCTCATACTGTTTATGTAGAGAGTACCACTTCGGACTAGATTACGTAGGAAAGACTCCTGGAAGTACTACCTGGAAAGAGCCTATCAAGTACTGCGATAAGCTTATCGGGTGGACTCCTAAAGAGTACGCTAAAAAAGCTACTTTCTGGGAAGAAGTGAGAGCAAAAATAGAGCAGGAGAGTAGTAGATATGAGTAGTGCAGCAGCTTTCGTCTTAGATTTTATGGTTTCTATCGCCATTTTACCTATCGTTCTATATGTCATCTTCAAAATTAGACCGTAAAGAGCCTAAAAAGCCAGCTTCTAAGGATCCTTTAGAGTCACTAAAGCAGAAATACCTAAGCGCTCCTACTGAAAAACTGCGTAAATTCTATGGAGATATGATTATAAAGAAGGGTGGAAAGATCCCCAGGTTATAGCGTCTAGTGGATCTACTCTAGGCTTATCGATAATCGTAATAACTATGAAAGTAACCCAGCTTTCTCCGTCATAAGGACGCTTCTCAGAGATTACCTTAGTATTAAAGGCATCGTTAATGCCCAGGCGCTTATAGGTTATATCCTCTAACATCTTAAGAGCGTTAGATGCGTCTATACAGGTAGAGCTAATATGTCCTTTAGCTGTGAAAAACTCCTGCTTAGGTACGTATAGGACTACTTCTAGGCTTAACCCATGCTTAGACTTGTCAAATTTATGCAGAAGATCATGCATATCTCGTGCATACTTGCATAAATATGAGTCTAGATCTTTCTCGAATTTATTAGCGCTAGTACTTTTAACGATCCGTCTATTGAAGCGATTAATAGTAAATTTTTTGTTAACCGACAGAGGCTTTATGGGGATTTGCATAATTAAGTTATTCATACCATCATAGTATAAAGGACTTATTACTACTGCAAGGACGCATAGTATGTTATCGCTCTACCTTCTAGGAGTAGGCTATCTTTATTTTTGCTCTGCTCAGAGCTTCAGTATAGACCTACCTAAAAATAATCACTCATTTTATTTATCTGTAGTCTACCCTAGGAGGCTTAATTGATTAATCTTCACGATGTTATCTCCAAGGTTAAAAGCATTACTAACGATATCGGACGTACTCCTAATAGAGAGGAGTTAGTAGCTGCTGGGTTATCAGACTGGATAATAAGAAAATACGGAGGATCTAAAAAATTAATAGAGCTAGCTGGGGTTAAAGATACTCCTCCTCCAGTACCTACTACTGGTCCTAAGATACTTCTTCTGGATATAGAGACTTCTCCGCTAATATGCTATGCCTTCGATCTATTCGATCAAAATATAGGACTTAATCAGATTATAAGAGATTGGTACGTTATGAGCTGGTCAGCTAAGTGGTTAGGAGATCCTCCAGAAAATATTATCTACGCAGACTGTAGGGATAATATCGGTAACGATTACGGTCTACTATCGCAGATATGGCAGCTCCTGGACGAAGCGGATATCGTGGTAGGGCAAAACTCAAAACGCTTCGATGAGAAGAAGCTAGCTGCTAGATTTATTCTTAATGGCTTCCCTCCTCCTTCTAGCTTTAGATCTGTAGATACTTTAATAGTAGCTAAAAGAGTGGCTAAGTTTACTTCTAATAAGCTCGCCTATACTACCGATAAGCTCTGCACGAAGTTTAAGAAGCTAGATCATGGTAAATTCGCAGGCTTCGAGTTATGGAAAGCGTGCGAAGCTGGATCATTAGAAGCATGGGATGAAATGGAAAACTATAATAGGTATGACGTACTAAGCTTAGAGGAGTACTACCTTAAGATACGTCCTTACGATAGAAAACATCCTAATCTTAACGTGTTCAATGAAAGCCTAGAGAATAGATGCTCATGCGGATCAATAGACTTTAGAAGTAATAATTACGTCTACTCTAATACTGGCAAGTTTAACCGTTATAACTGTAATAGCTGCGGAGCTGAGTACGTAGATAAATATAATCTATTAGATAAAGAAAAGCGTAAGGCACTAAAAGAGCTAAGCTAGACTTATCCTATCCACTAAGAAATAATGTTATAGCGTAGTGGGTTATCCTTCATCCTGCTTCGTGTTTGGTTGGGTAGAGTAGGAATTAACGGATTAAGACCTACTCTATTTTTAATCTGCTAATTTTAAGTACCTTATTTTCACAAATTTGTTAATTTTTGCTACTTAATTTTCTTAAATTCTTTAATTTCGTAGCCTTTTACCTTCTTACGATCGGTAAGTAGGAGAGTTATAGCTACTCCTAAAAGGAAAGAAGCGAAGGATATCTTTTCGGCTATCATAAATTTACCCATAATTTACCCCTTATTATTCCAGATCAATTCTTGCTTATCTATTACCAGCTCTCTTAGGTCCTCTGTATAGTGAAAGATATCGTCATTATCCGTATCTATCCCTATTGTGGTTAACATATCCAGAGCAGCGTTAAGATCCTTAGCAGCTAGTACAGCTTCCCTTATAGTATCTCTTGATAGTTGGTTAAATTCCATCGAAAGCCTTATGGCAGGTAATAGTAAAGGATCCTTCTTTTAAGCCTATTTTATGCCCATAATAGAAAGATACTACCGAAAGCCATGCCATGATTAAGATAATGGTAATAGGCTTCATTTAGAATACCCAGCGTATCTTAGTATCAAAAGGAAGGCTTACTACCTGGTTAGTAGATATATCTTTACAAGCGTACTCATTAAGTACGATCTCATTAGTCTCAGCATCGAATAAAGGTCCTTCCATAGTATAGCTCTTACCTAGTCCTATCGCATCGAAGATAGTCCCAGAAGAGTAACCATTAACAAGATCCCCTAAAGTCTCAGGCTCAGGCTCGATAGCGCTTAAGGTATGACGTACGATATTATGGGCTTCTTTCTTAAGACTATCAGGCATGGCCATAAGCCAGATAAGCTCTCTATAGCTTTTCTTCTCAGGATCGATAACCTGGAATAGGTTAGCTACAAGGTCTTTAAAATTGGAGTCCTTGGCTTTTAGATGCTCTAGGACTTCGTGCTTTTTTTTGAGTTTCATTTTCTACCCCCAGGTTAAAATTTTCTTTGTTAAAAAAATCGTATAGATCTACTTCTTTAATAAGTCTTTTTAATATCTCATAACAGACTAGCGTATCAGACTGCGCATTATGGTGATTAAGCCCAGCTATTCCTAAGTAATCCGATAAGCTCTTTAGGTCATAATTACAGCTCAACTTAAGATACTTAGCAAGGCTATGAGTAGAAATTATAGACTGAGTAGGGCAACGAGAATAAAGCATAAAATGATAAGAATAATAGAATAGATTAGAGGTAAGTACTGCGTAGTCATACGTAGTAAACTTACCAAAAATAGTTCTATTAGCATGGGCTACGAAGTGACAGGTAGGAAGCCTTACTAGCCACTTATAAAGATCCTCCATAGCCTTTCTATGATCTGGATAATGCTTAGCTATATCCCAGGTTATCCCATGTATCTTTACGCTATCTTCTGCGAAGCTATCCCACTTCATAGGCTTAGCCTTTAACTCATACTTATCTATGATCTTAAAATTTTTATCGCATAGTAAAAAATACCCAGTTATTAGCTGGGCATTTAAAGAGACTCTATCGGTAGTTTCTAAGTCTACTACTAAGTAATGATCGATCTTAGGGATATATCCCGAAAAATCTTGAGTCATCATTAAGCAGAAGCCTGGTTATTATCGCCACTAATAAAGCTAAAAGACTCTAGGATAACTTGAGTACGCTCGATACCGTCCTTATCCTTATAGTAGTCTAGTAAGCCTTCTAGATAGATAACTTTACCATCCTCTAGATACTTTCCTAAAACGGTAGCAGCAGATCCATAAGAGACTACTTTATGCCAGGACTTCTTATCTTCCTTGCGAGTTCCGTCCTCATTTTTCCCTGCACTTCTCCAAGTTTTCAAACTAAATGCCACCATGTCTTTACCAGTTTTTGTCTCTATCTTTTTAATATTATAAACTGGTCCAAGTAGCGTAACTTTATTAACTGCAATCATTTTTTTCTCCTGGCTAGGTCGCATAGTCTACAAGTTTTAGTAAATCTAATATATTCTTTAACCTTTCTAGTTACTGGATAGGTGCTATTCGGGAGAGTAAGATCATGTCCTCTTGGACAAATTTTAGTTTTTTTAGCTTCAGAAACTCTTCCTCTCCTAACATTTTCTAAATGAGTTACTGCTTCAAGGTGAGAAGGATTAACGCATGATGGAGTTCTACATAGATGATCTATATGGTACTTTTCTGGAATGTGTCCTTTAAATACTTGATATGTAACCCTATGAGCTTTTTGAACTTTATTATTATATCCAAAACATCCATACCCCTTATCGCATGAAGCAGCAGTCCATAACCAGCATCCAGTATTAGGCTCAAAAGTAATCTTTTCCATTAATCTATGAAAAGTCATTTCTTTTTCTTCTTTTTACTTTTACCTGCTACAGAAAGAGCGATAGCTACGGACTGAGCCTGACTCTTTCCGCTTTTGATCTCTTTCTTAATGTTTTCGCTAATTGTCTTTTTAGACTTCCCTTTCTTTAACATAATTACCCCTTATTTTTGGGAGCGTTAGATATTAACTCTCCAGCTTGCTTCTTAGTGATAGTATTAGGATCTAATTTTTCTAAGTAACTCATAGGATATAGTTTCTTAATAGCTGCTAACTGGGCTTCTGTAGCGAGATCAGATTTAGAAGAAGTGTTGTAACTTGGTTTATAATCGTTTTCGTATGATCTAGACTCTTCTTCGTCTAAGCTTTCTAGCATAAAGGTCTTAAGGTAGCAGTACTTAAGCGCCATAGAGTAAGCCTTGCCCATGGCCTTATCTGAGCTATCCATAGCGTAGCTATAGCATTTAGTAGTAATCCTCTCATCTGGCTTATCGATGTTAATGAAAGTGACGCTCGCCTGGATCTTGGCTAAGTATGATACTTTAACCGTAACTTTACCTTGATACTCGCTCTTAGTCTCTAAAGTCTCTAGCGTAAAGTCTGACATATCTGGCATAGCTACGATCCCAGCAGCAGTTATAGGACCATGTAATAGAGCTGTAACATCGTCATGAGTTACGGCATTATAGGACTTGCCGCCCATATCGATAGTAGCTCCTTTATGGACGCTATTAACGGACTTCATTACTAAATTTATACGCTGGAATAGGTTAAGATCTTTACTCATTTAATACCCCTTTTATTTTTTAATAACTCTTTTTCTATCTGTAATATCGCCCAGTCTAAAGGCTTCATACCGTTTATTAACTTTACTTTCTTTCTGCATTTACATGATAGCTCAGAGACTACGCTATCTTTATCGTCATAGTAAAGAGAATAATATTCTCTGCATACTTCGCATCTTATTAATTCTTCATCTTTCACTAAGCCTCCCTATTGTTAATTCTTGCGTATTCTTTAAAATAAAAAATAGCTGCTTCATCGTATGCTAAAGCTGCTTCTGCCTGAGTAACAAAAGACCCTAGATGAATTTTTTTATTATCATACCATATCTGAGCTGCATACTTACCAGACTTAGTCTTATATATGCCTTTATACTTCATCTTTCCGTCTAAGTGTTTTTTTTGATTTCTAAGATTTTTAAAGTTATCGCATATTCTTAGATTTACTTTTCTGTTATCTAGTTTATTACCGTTAATATGATCTACTATAGATCCGTCTTTATACTTGCATCCCATAACTAAACGATGCAGAAGGATAGCCTTTTTATTTTTATTAGCACGTACGTACCCATTCTTATCTTTAATCCAATTGTAACCAGATATTAAATCTGTATCCTCAATATCAAACAAAAAGAAATAGTTATTTTCTATTTCTATATTCTCCATTTAGTAACTCCTTTAAATTGTAGTAAGGATTACATATTAACATTTTTTTGATTGTTAAAAATTTAAAATAAGTTTATCTATAATTATTACTCGATTACCGATTACGATAAAAATTTAATTTAATTTAACTGGGCTTATGTCCAGCTTAAAACGCCCAGAGGCAGGTACGGCCTTAGCTTACTGCTACTGCTGCCCTGGGTTTCTTTTTAGGAGGTATTTTATGAAGTGGTTTAAGCATTACTCTAACGCTTCTAATGACAGCGCCATAAACAGATTAGAGGACGAGTTTGGTCATTTAGGCTATGCAGCATACTGGAAAATTTTAGAGATATGCTCAGATAAATGGGACGGTAAAAGTGATCCTATTTTTACTTTAAACAAGAAACTAATTCAGAACAAACTGAGAATAAAGTCAAAACAAACCACTTTAGTTATGAATTCATTATCACTTTCAAAACTTTTCAAAGTAACTGAAAATGATTATGAGTTCATAATAGAAATACCTAACCTACTAAAAATAAAGGATAATCATACTAAAAAGTTACTAGCTACTTCCCAGCAAGTTACCCCTAGAATAGATAAGATAAGAACAGATAAGAAGAGAATAGAAAAGAATATAAAAGAAAATATAAAAGAAAAACTACCGCTAAATAATTCACCTTTAGAAGTGCTTAACTTCGATGATCCAGAAATTATTACATGGCTTCGTGAAGGATCTTTACCTATCCAGGAAAAGCTCCTAAAAAAATTTGATGAAACATACTTGGCGAACACGATCGAGAAAGCTTTCTACTGGCAGAGTGAAAATAAAAAGCGCCAGGCAGGTACTTTTCTCTCTAGCTGGATAGAGCGAGATAATAACAAGCGCTTGAAGGGTAACTTGAGCGAGGCAGATTTTAACCTAAAAGCTCTTTTCGATGAGGCGGCAGCTAAAATAGTTCCGTACGATTATGGAGATAATTTCAAGAAAAATAATTGAGTGGTATTAACGCAAGGGGTTTAACGTGACGCTATATTTTACTAATGACGATCAGCAGCAGTACGAAGATAAGCTAAAGCAGGTCCATGCCCACTCCAGATTAGGCTTCCTAAACGCTCATAATGGGCTCAGGCGAGCTTCTCTGCACCTGGTCCTTGGGACTACAGGGGGTGGCAAGTCAACGCTCGTTAGAACGCTTTTAAGAGATATTATTTTTAACCCCCAAAATGAGCTATCGGTAGGGATCTGGTTAAGCGAAGAAACTGTGGACGATTATAAGCGCCAAGTGGCCTATGGTATGCCTAGCCATGATAAGCTATTAACTACTAATGCCTTCTCAGAGCTAGAGTCCCAGCGCCTCTCTGATATGACTTTCTTCGAGTGGCTAGAGTTCTATAAGCCAGACGTTCTTATCTTTGATAACATCACTACAAGCGCACTCTACAATGATAAGACGGCTAAAGAGCAGGGAGCTTTCTCTAAGAAGCTTAAAGAGGCTACTACTAGACTTAATATCGCTACTATTATTATCGCTCATACAGACGCTAAAGCTACTGACTCTATGGGTAGGTTAATTAATCTTAACGATATTAGAGGATCTAAGAATTTAGCGAACCTAGTAGAGTTCGCCTATATCCTCCAGCGTTTTGAGATTAATGACGGTTTCTATCCTACGATACGAGTAGTTAAGCATAGATCCCAGGAGCTAGTGCATGGTCTATATTATTTACAGTATGATAAAAGATTACGGTCTTTCTCTGGAGATCTTGCTATAGACTTTAAAAAATTTAAAGAGATGTATAGTCAACGTAATAGATTAGATAAATAGGAGGTAGTAAATGCCAGGTATAGGGTGGTTTAGCGGAGGAGTGACTAGCGCAGTATCAATTAAGTTAATGCTAGATAAAGGTAAAGATCTTGTTATTTATTACTTCGAGACTGGTAGTCACCATAAAGATCATAAAAGATTTATAAAAGACTGCGAAAAGTGGTTTAATAAAAAAATTAATATAATTCAATCTAAGAAATATAAAAGCGTAGACGATGTTATAACTAAGAGACGTTATATTAATGGACCGTCTGGAGCGCTATGCACTTATGAACTAAAGAAGAAGTTGAGACAAGATCTAGAGAAAGAAGTTAATTATGACTTTCAAGTATTCGGTTTTGAAGATAGTAAAAAAGAAATTAATAGAGCTATTAGATTTAAGGAACAGTACCCAGAAGCTAAACCAATATTCCCATTAATCGAAGCTGGATTAAATAAAGAAGACTGTAAAAGGATAGTTTTAGAAGCTGGGATAGATCTTCCAGCTATGTATAGACTAGGATTTAATAACTCAAATTGTATCGGATGCGTTAAAGGAGGTAAGAAATACTGGGGAGCCATTAAGCACCACTTTCCAGAAGTCTTTAACTTAATGGCAGAGAGAGAGAGAGATAGGAAGATCATGTATTAAAGGTACTTTCCTAGATGAGTTAGAAGAAAAATACTTTCCAGGTGATAAGATAACCTTATCAGAGTGCGGAGTAGTATGCGAAGTAGAGACAGAAGGATTAAAAATTTTAAATAATAAGGAGTTATTAAAATGAGAATTAAAGCGAACTATATCAGTAAGTATATCAGAAGCAGACGCACTAGCTTAGATATGAGCCAGCAGGCACTACAGAAGAGTCTTAATTGGAATGGAAAGAGTGCGCAGTATATCTCTAACGTAGAGCTGGGTAAATGCTCTTTCCCTAGTAAGGATCTTAGAAAGCTATCAGAGGCGCTTAATGTAGATAAGGAGATCCTCATAGATCTTATGGTAAGAGACTATAGAGATAGCCTAGTAAACGAAGTTAACGCAGAAATTATAAGAGATACTCAATTAAATAAGCAGATATTATAGGTTATAATATATGGATAAAAAATTTATAGAAGGTCATATAGTTAACGCAAAAAAGTCTTTAGAAGAAGCTTCTATCAAGTATAGTCCAGGAGAGATGTTTTTATCAGAAAATGATTATAGAAGGATAGGTAAGCTTCTAGGAAAGACAGAAGAAGAGATAGAGGAGGCTCTAAAAAGATTACCTTCACTAAACTTAGAGGATCTTGATTATTAAAAGGAGATTTATGTTTACCCATGACAAGTGCGCAGCTTTTGAAGAGAAGATAGTTAAGCTAGAGAAGACGGTAAAGGATACAGAAGAGATCATCTTTAAGTACTTCGATCAGATAGGTAGCTTACTTAAAGAGAATACAGCTTTAAAAATTAAGCTAGCAGATCAGGAGGAGCAGCTAATAAAGTACTACGATAGATTACAGTATAAGAACGAAGAGAATTTAATTTTAATATCTGAGCTAGAAGACGCTCGTAGAGAGTTACTAAGGTACTAGTATGAACGATAAAGACAAAGAAGCATTTGAGAAATGGTGGCAACAGCTATATGACAACCATGTTGAATTTAGAGACTGGCAAGGATGCGATTTAGCAACTGACGGAAAAGAGGATATGAGGTATGGTTGGCAAGCCGCTTGTGAATATAAGCAGAAAGAGATTGATGATCTTAATAAGTATGTTGAATTTCAAGCCAATGTAATGTGCGACATGGGTGAAATAATTTTAGAAAATAAAAAACTCCAATCCGAAAATTCTAAACTAAGAGAGTGTGTTGAATTTTATGCTAAAACTGAAACATGGGATGCTGATGGATGGGTTGTAAACTCTGATATATACGCACCGTGGGACAAATTTGGGGTTATGGTGGGCGGCAAACGTGCCAGACAAGTATTAAAAGAATTGGAGGATAAATGATCTGCGAAGTATGCCAATGGATAGACAAGATATGTCCACGATGCGAAAAGAAAGAAACATCTAAGCGCTGCTGGGAGTCTATTACGGTTAAAGAGAAAGTAGACGTTATGGCATATAAGAGACTTATCTTATCGGACCGTAAAGCTTCTAAAGATTTAATTAACGCAGTAAGTAATATCTACGCTAAGTATCCAGACTTCGATTTATCCATAGTGCCATAGTCGGACTTTAATTTAATTCATTAATGGGCTTTCCTGATATCATTAAACCAGGAGAGCCTAATATGCCTAAATTCGTTACAATATTCGGACGTAAAATACCTATCAAGTTATCCTCTAAAGACGAGCTGGATAGGATCTATAAAGATGCAGCAGGTATCTGGGACCCTACTACTCGTACTATCTATATCGACAAAAACGCTCCTAAAGAGACTCAGCTTTACTGGCTCTATCATGAGATGGGCCACGCAGCTAAGACTTTCGTGGGACTAGACCAGATCCTTCCTCCTGAGCTTCAGGAGATTATCTGCCAGAGTTACGCTACTTTAATCGAGGACGTACTAAAGCAGAAGGCTATATTTAAGTAATGGGTACTATACTGGATTTCCCTACCGATTACCTGCCTACTATACAGGAATACGAGAGGTTAGATAATATCCAGAAAGAGATAGCTCGCTGGAGAGTGGACTTAATTAGGGAGTGGGATAATAGGCACTTTAACGCTGGAGAAAGATACCTTTCTAAGCTTCGCTTTCATCATGGCATTAGAGATAACTGGAGGATCTACCCAGGCTTTAAAGGTCAATGGCAGCCAGAGTTAGCGCTACCTGCTCCTTCATAGATAATAACCGTATCTTCATAAGGATCTAGATATAAGTTATCCCAGCTATAAAACTCAGGACCGCCTGAGCTTTCCTGATACTCTTCTACTTCTTCTACTTCTTCCTTAATCTCTTCAGCTTCTGGAGCGTATGCCCATGAGTTAAACATAGCTTCGAGCAGGTAATCTCTAGGGTAAGAGTAGGAAGGATAAAGAAATAAAGCTAAAAAGATCAAAAGCTTCATAAATATAGGCTAATTACTTAGATATTATAAGTCTATAGCTTGACGTAGTGCCAAGTACTTAGGATAGGATAAAAGAAAATAGGACTCGAAGGAGTCTTTAACTTTAAAGCGAAGGCTTAAAGATGAGTAATGCAGCAGAGCTAGGCGTATGCCAGGCTATTCTATCCTCAATTAATACCAGAGTAGACGGATCTGTAACGATAAAACTAGAAATTAATCCAGAAGATAACGCTTTAATTAATAAGCTAATGAACGCTTATCTGCATGATGAAAAACTTCTAACCGTAGCCTTTGTTAAGGGAGAATAGATATGAGTAAAGAAACTAAGAAGCTAAAAGTACCTAAGCGAGCGCCTAGACCTAATGAGGGTAGACCGTCTAAGTACGATCCAGCCTTCTGCCAGGAGATGATCGATTACTTTAATAGAGGACTTTATAAAGATACTAAGTCTTTTAATAAGAAAGAGCTTAATGATTTACCTACTTTTCAGTATTACTCAGCAGTAATCAGAAGCGTAACTATGCAGACTCTCCATAACTGGGCAGCAGAGCATAGCGAGTTTTTAGAAGCATTTACTCTATGTAAGAAGATCCAGGAGAATATTTTGCTACAGGGAGGGATCTCTAGAGCGTACGATCCTGGCTTCGCTAGGTTTATTCTTAACTCTGTATCAGATACCTTTAGAGAAAAGGTAGAGCATACCGTAGACGATAGCGCTAAAAATTTAATTAAGCTGGCATATAACCTGCCTAAGTCTAACGATGCAGACTGAGAAGCTTTTACTGCTTCTTATAGCGTATTCACTTCTTACCATGATCTTTATTAGAAAATGAGTACAGATATCAAGGTAGCTAGCGCAGTACCTACGCTTACCGAGTTCGATCCTTATAAGGTCCCATATCAGATAAAGGTAATAAGCCTGATTAGACAGGAGTATAACTATAACCTAGGACCACTTGAGATCCTTTTAAGCGGATCGGTAGGATCTGCTAAGTCACTTCTTCTAGCTCATATCGTAGCTACGCACGTAATACTTTATCCTGGATCAGGAGTACTAGTAGGACGGAGAGTCCATAAGGATATGAAGAATACTATCTGGGCCATGATCCTTAAGCATTACCCAGATCTTAAGCAGTACTGGAATAAATCAGACACCACTATAAGACTACCTAACGGATCTATTATCTACGGAGTATCATGGGATAAGGGAGATTACGATAAGTTTAGATCGTATGAGCTTAGTCTAGCAGTTATAGAAGAGTTAACTGAGAATGATACGATGGATATGGTTACAGAGATCCGTATGAGGCTAGGGCGAGCGCAAGGGGTTAAAGAAAACTTGCTTATATGCGCTACTAATCCAGACTCTCCTTCTCATCCTGCCTATGAGTACTTCATAGAAGGATCCTCTGAGTCTAGGAGAGTATTTTATTCTAAGACAGAAGATAACCCATTTCTTCCTAAGTGGTATATCGAAAGCCTAAGAAAGACGCTAGACCATAAGCAGGCTCTTAGGATGCTACAAGGACAATGGATAGAGATTAATAAAGATAACGTCTACTATGCCTATGAGGACGTTAATAACTATAGAGATTACGCTTATAAGTGGGATCTATCGAAGCCTCTGGATCTATTCCTAGACTTTAACAATAGTAAGAGTGGTAAGCCTATGAGTATAGGAGCTGGGCAGTTTATTAATGGGCAGTACCATATAGGAAAGACTTGGATCATAGCAGGCATGAGGACGCTAGACATAATGGACGAAGTAGCTAACGATGGGTACTTAGATATGGGCTTTCCTATGGTTCGCTTCTTCGGTGATGCTTCGGGCAGGCATGGAGATACTAGATCTAATAAGCCAGACTGGGACCTAATCGAGAACTTCATAGCTAACTATAGACCTAAGCATAGAGCATACCTAGACTACGAGATAGAAGTACCAGCAGCTAACCCAGCTATTAAGGCAAGGCATAACCTGGTTAATGGTTTATGCAGAAATGATCTAGAGCAGTCTAATCTATTCATTTATAAAGAAGCTAAGGATCTGGGTAAAGGCCTAAGGCTAACTCAGTTAAAAGAGAACGCTCGCCTAATAGAGGATGACTCATTAAGAGAGCAGCATATAACTACTGCACTAGGGTATTACTGTTATCGCAACGATCTGATTACTAGGGATATCCAGGCTCTAGTCATCTCATAACTTAATGATTACCATTAAATAGAATAAATAGGAGCTATATGAAAGACTTTATCTTAACCCCTGACTTCATCCAAAAAATTATCCAGGAGATCGAAAGCGGAGAAAATCTCCGCAGAAAGCGTATCGCATGGGATAGCGAGCAGATTAGGACAGGTAATCTTAAGCCTTTCGTAGAACAGCGGATTAAACAAATGTATCCTAAAACATGGTCTATGTATTCGGTTACAGATTACTCGATCCTTAACAAGATCGTTAATAAGAAGTCTAAAGCTTATAAAGAAGCACCTATTAGAAAAGTAGTAGGAGATGAGGCGGCTACTGAGATCTATCATAATATCGTAAACGAGTACGGTCTTAATAATGCCATGAGAGAGCTTGATATCCAGTTTAACCAGTATAAGCATGGGTTAATCGCCTGCTTTATGGATAGAGAGTACGAGCAAAATTTAGCTACTACCCAGCTCTATTGGAAGTTCTACAGCCTTGCTCCTTATGAGTATGACGTAGTTAAGAACGATGACGGAGAAGTTAAAGTAGTGGTCCTATCTTACCCAGATCAGAGCGTAAGCTCGGGACTAGGTACGGACGGTTATAACTCTCTAATAGCAGAAGACGGGAATAACGATGAGACTAGAAGAGAGCGCTTCTATAGCTTCTGGACGGATGCTCAGCATATCATGATTAAGGTAACTGGGGACAAGGGAAGCGATAAGCTATTTATCGAGTTCGTTCCGCAGGAAGGTAATGAAAATGGAATTAATCCTTATGGGATCCTTCCTTTCGTTTACGTACCTATGAACTACTCTAAAAACTATCCTACTCCTTCTCCTCTTCCTATGCAGACGGTAGAACTTAACGCTTTAATGAGCGTTTACTTAACCAGCGCTAATATGCAAGTAGGGGTATTAAAGATCTCTAGACCAGAGAAGCAAAAGATTAATATCGCTTCACACTCTCTCTATACAGCTATTGAGGCTCCTCAGTCATCTAGACCAGAGGATAAGCCTACAGACGTTAGTTTTATTTCTCCTACTCCTAATATGGCAGGGCATAAAGAAGCTATCAGTACTTATCTAGCTACTATCCTAGACGAGCATGGTATCTCTGGCTCTCAAGTACTATCTGGAGGAGTAGAGAATTTTAACTCTGGCTTCGATAGACTTCTAGCCCAGGCAGACGTACAGGGCATTATCGAAGATAACCAGGAAGTATATGCAGAAGTAGAACATGAGATATATGAGATAGTAGCAGCTCAGCTAGCTACGCAAGGACAGGCAGTACTTCCTTACGATGCTTTTAGAATTATCTACCGTAAGCCTAAGGTAATGATTAGCGATAAAGAAAAGCTAGAAAATCTTAAGACGATGAAAGAGCTAGGATTATGGCCAGATTATGAGCTAGTCCAGATGTATGATCCTAACTTAAGCGAGCAAGATGCTAAAGAAAAGCTACTAGCTATTCAGCAGTCTAAAATGGATCTTGCCTCTATGTTTACAGATCCTACTAAAGTCTTTAATGGCGCTCAGGTAGCAGCTATCGTAGACGTATCTACTAAGGTAGGACTAGGGCAGCTCGGATATGAAGCTGGGGTTAATATCCTCATTACTTCGTTTGGTATCCCAGAAGATCAAGCTCGCCTTATGGTATCAGATGCAGGCAGCGTAGAGCCTTCTACTAAAGGTCCTTAATGATATCTAAAGAAGAAACTAGCTTCGTATTCGAGATCCCTAATATCGATCAAGTCCCCTCTAGTCTTAGAGGGGATCTGGTTAACGAGGTAGGAGATTACCTAGTACAGTCTATCCTGGACTACGTAGGAGAAGCTAAGAGTCCAGTGGCAGGAGGGAAGTATAAGTCTACCCTAAGCGAAGCCTATGCTAACTCTATGAAGAACGGAGATAAGCTAGCTAACCTAGATCTTAATGGTGATATGCTAAACGCTCTTACCTTTAAAACTAATGCGGCTACTGGAAAGGTTACGGTAGGTATCTTTGATAACGATCAAGCTATTAAAAGCTATAACCATAACGTAGGAGATACTTTACCCCAGAGACAATTTATACCTGGAGAAGATCAGTTACTAAAAGCTGAGATTATCAGAGGAGTAAAGAGGATCCTACAAGGATATCTAGAGGATTAATGGCTAAAAATAACGGACTTAAACCAGGACAGATAGAAAGGATCCTCAAGGATAATATCGGGGATATTAATAAAGCCTTTCGTAAAGAGATTAAGCAGATCGATATAGTAGGAATTATCCTGGACCTAATTAATAAAGGAATAAGCCCAGTTATGGGAGCTGCTGCTAGGTTTAAAAGCTATAGCGTAAACTACGTTAAGCAGATTAAAGGGCAGATAGCTTTCTGGACTAATCCCAACGGATCCGTAACAGCGCTAGAGCCATTAAAGAATAAAGAGCTAGCCAGTTATAAAGCATCCCCAGAAGCTAGAAAGCAAAATAAAGCTAATGAGAAATGGGTTAAGGATAGGTCCGCTAAGCAGTTTAATGGTAAGAAGGTAAGCCCAGTCAATCTTAAGGTAACTGGAGAGATGCAGAAGACTTTATCTTATGATGAAAAGACAGGGATACTTTTAGCCAACCATGAGCGCTGGTCCTTTCATAATGACGGTACAGATAAAATACCTGAGCGCAGACTCTTGCCTAATCGTACTGGGGAAAGGTTTAATAGAAGGATAGATCAGAAGATTACAGAAGCATTACTAAAAGCACTTAAATTAGACTCTAAGTCTAAGAGTAAGGTTAAAAGGTTTGCCTCTGTAAAGTTCGATATTAAGTAGGTTATTTGACATATCGCACTTAAGCGATATTAAATAGAGAGGTAAGGTTATGAGCGAAGGCTCTACTGCTACTGGTGAAGTCCAGGACGCATCGAAGACTAATCAAGAAAATTTAGACGCAGAAAGACTGGCAGCTACTAACGCTAGACTTCTAAAAGAGTCCCAGGAGTACAAAGAAAAGTACAAAATGGCACTTAAAGAGAAAGAAGAGTTAGAGAGTAAAAAGCTACAGGAGTCTGGAGATATCGCAGCTCAGCTAGAAGCAGAAAAGCGGAAAGCAGCAGCGGCTCTACAGGAGCTGGGAAAGACTAAAAAGAAGGTCATATCTCAGGCAGTTAAGGATAAAGTTATGAGATACGCTGGAGAAGTTCATAATCCAGACGATCTACTAGCTAGACCTAAGCTTAAAGAGTATCTAAAAGACGGATTAGACGAGGATAACCTAGACTTCTCAGACGAAGTAGCTAAGCGCTTCGTAGAAGATGTTAAGAAAGAGGCTCCATATCTATGGAAGGCTCAAGGTCCTTTAGGAGTTAACACTTCTAGACCAGCTTCTACAGGTAACTCTTCTAGTGTTGACACTAGCAAGATGAGCGCAGCAGAGTTAAAAGCGTATATCGCTAGTACTTTTAAATAGTTTTTAATAATAATTTACTCTTAGGAGGGTAAAAATGTCAGACGCAATTATCGGCAATACGCAAGTAGCTGCCACAAAAATGGCCCTAATCACAGACATGGCTCAAAAAGAGCTACTAGCTAAAGCAGTTTTCGCTAACTACTTTACTAACGTATCTCAGTTTGCAGTTAAAGGGATGAAGTCTATCTCTTTCCCTAAGCTTTCTGCTTTCACAGTATCAGAAAGAGCTTCTGGCGGTACTATCGATGCTCAGGCTATTACTTCTACAGTTGATACGCTTCTTTTGAACGTCCCAGCAGCAGTAAAATGGATCATCGATCCTAATGACTCTATACAGAGTACCCTAAATTGGGAGCTTGAGCTGGTTTCAAAAGCGGCCGCGAGTCACGGGCGCTATTTTGATCAAAAAATCCGAGCTGCTGTACTTGCAGACGCTACAGAAGTTTCTGCTTCTGGTAACATCACTCGTGATCTAGTTCTCGAGATGAGACAATACCTTAAGAAAAACGAAGCAGATATGAGCCAAGTAGCTCTCTTTATCTCTCCTGCTCAAGAGACTCAACTTCTTAAAATCGATGAGTTCTCTTCTTTGCAAGTTTACGGAGCGCCTGTAAATTTAACTGGTTCTATCGGTAAAGTTTTTGGCATTGACGTAGTAGTTTGTAATTGTCTAGAAGACGGAGAGTACTTCATGGCAGAGAAAGGCGCTATCGCTTACGGATTTCAACGTGATCCTGCCTATGGTGAGCAAGATGATATCGACCATGGGGTAGGCGCAAAAAAACGCGGCCTAGATTCTCTTTACGGGGTTAAATCCCTCCAGGTAGGTATGGGTAATGCTGCTCCTACTAAGTCTGCTCTTATGATTAAGTTTAAAGCTGCTTAATTAGTTTTTTAAATGCTGCCTGGGCTAGTCCTGGGCAGCTCTTTTCTGGGTATTAAAATGGATCAATTATTCCCGAATTTTATAGAAGCTTCTAATCCTAAAGAGCTTAGATCCAAGATGAGTACCGTAAGCATTAATAGAGGCGGTACGGTTAACTTCTTCTCAGTCTATTACGATACAGTAAATAAAAAGCATATCGCCTGGTATCATGACAAGGCAGAAAATATAATGGCTCAGGAGTATAACTCTCTAAAGGAGTCTAGTAATGCAGTCAGATCTAAAAAGTAGAGAATACGATAGCTATAGAAGCGCAGATAGCGGCAAGACTAAAGTAGCCGTTAATCTAGAGAGTGACTCTTCGGGGTTAATCGTAGATACTGTAAGCAGTACTTTGATCTATATAGGAGAAGGCACTTTCGGAGCGCTAACTTCTGAGCCTAAATGGCTTATCAAAAAAATAGATCTAACGTCTGGAGTAGTAATTAAAGCTGCTTCTACGGACTATAACCAGATCTGGGATAATAGAGCGAGCTTAACTTATGTCTGATTTTAAATTAGTACAGCTTCTTAACCCTATCCAGGTTAATACTAATATTAATCCTACTGGAGTCTATAACGCTGCTACTACCTACGGAGTAGGAGAATCAGTATCATACGGTAATAGTTCTTACGTCTGTATCCTTCCTACTACTGGTAACGATCCTACTAATACTACCTACTGGCAGCTATTAGCTACTGCTTCTACTAATAAGCTAACTACTACTGCTAGAAATCAGAGCGGATCTACTATCCCTAAAGGATCGGTAGTCTACTTCTCAGGAGTATCTGGTAACTTACCACTATTAGCACTATCTCAGGCTAATACAGAGTTAAGCTCTACTAAGACTATCGGGATAACCGCTACTGCTATAGCTAATAATGCTAACGGTGAGGTAGTTATTTTTGGTCTAGCTGAGAGCTTAGATACTACTGCCTTTACTGCTGGATCTGCCCTATGGCTATCCCCTACCGTACCTGGAGGGATGACTACTACTAAGCCTAGCGCTCCTAATCACATGGTCTTTATAGGATTCTGCACTAGATCTCATCCTACCGATGGGACTATAGAAATAAAGGTCCAAAATGGCTTCGAGCTGGAGGAGCTGCATAACGTGTCTATTAGCTCGCTAGCAGACGCTCAGCTTCTGCACTATGAAGCTTCTACTGGTCTATGGAAAAACTATACTTTTACTAAAAGCGATATCGGACTTAGTAACGTACCTAACGTAGACGCTACTAACCCAGCTAACATAACTCAGACTTCTTCTTTTCGTTTCGTAACAGACGCTGAAAAGTCTACTTGGAACGGTAAAGAAAACGCTATTACTCCTGGCACTACTTCTCAGTACTGGAGAGGCGATAAGACTTGGCAGACGCTTAATAAGGCAGCAGTAGGACTATCTAACGTACCTAATATAGATGCTACTAATAGAGCTAACCATACTGGTACGCAGCTAGCTAGCACTATCTCAGACTTCGATACAGCAGCAGACGCTAGAGTAGCTATCGGTATATCTAACCATGAAGCAGCAGTAGATCCGCATCCTCAGTACACTACAGAGATCGAATCAATTGTTAAGGCGATAATCTTCGGATAAGGTTATAATATGAAAAAAATACTTAATAACAGTCTTTATACTTTCTATCCAGGATCTCATACTCTAGATTTTAGCTCATTCCCGAATTTTCAATTTAATAAGCTATACGCTATTATCAACGTAACAGCAGGAAGAGTTATCTATGCTACTGGCAGCCATGATGCTGGGCTAGACGGATCGTTTTCTTATCCTACCTTATACCTAGCATACGATACTGGATCAATGAATAATACCGATGAGCTTCAGCTTATCTATCATTCTAATACTGAAAATTTAGCAGACTCTCAAGGTGCAGAGATCCTATCTACCGTAGATGTTAATAGTGGAAAGAATGGGCTTGATATTAATCTACTTAACTCTTCTTTCGGAGGTAAGTTAGGACAGCCTTTACCTGCTCCATATCTTGATAATGCTATGAGCGTAGGGATCATGAGCGGAGGATCTTTAAAAGCTCCTTCTATGAACTATTACGATCAGTTAGAGGTAGAAGTTAAGACTATGCCTAATACTAACGTAAACGTTATTAATACTCCTCAGGTTGATCTATACTCGTTTGGTGGAGGTAATACCGTATCGGCTTCTCAGCCTTTACCTACTGGTAACTATAACCCTGGTACAGGTAGTCCAACTTCTTACGGATCTGGAGCAGTAGACGCTAATACTCAAAGAGTAGCAGCTAATATGCTAATTAACGGAGTACAAGTATCTACGCAGGCAGGAGCTACAGACGCAGGTACGCAGAGAGTAGTAGCTAACATTAATACAATAGCAGATATCAACTTCTCTACTTCTGGCCAGTCTACTGCTGGTAATAATATGATTACTGGAACTACTTCTGGTACAGACGTATCTGGTTACAGGTCTTTTACTTGCGCCATTACTTCTACTGCTACAGGTGGGACGTATATCTTCGAGCAGTCTAATGATAATACTAACTGGGTAGCCCTACCAGTCACAAATGCTGCACTAATTTCTGGTACTGCTGTTAACGGTGCTATTACAGCTACCGCTACTACTACAGTATTTTCTGGGCCTATCTTAACCAGGTATATCAGATGTAGAATAGCTACTGCCTTAACTGGAGGTACTGCATCTGTTAATACTAAGATAGCTCCTTTCCCTTTCGTGCCGACTTCGATGATCGTATCGCAAGCTACTTCATCCAACTTAATTACGCAGATCTCTGGCACTGTAATTACTTCAGTAACTGGGGCTACCTTAAGTACGGCCACTACTACAGATATCGCTTCTGCTGCTATTACTACTACAGTGACTTCTGCTAACATAGCATTAACTAACGCTCAGACGATATCTTTACAGGCTATAGTATCTGCTACAAGTGGAACTAACCAGACGCTAGATATAACTATTCAAGAAACTTACGATAATACTAACTATTACGACGTATATCACTTCCCTAGGATAACTACTGTAGGGCAGTATCAGACTCCCCTACTTCGTATGAGTGGAATCGGTTATAGAGTAGTAAGAACCGTATCAGGCACTACTCCGTCATTTACGATGAGCTTAATCCGAGTCTCTAGACAGGCCTCTTCTTCATACTCTAAGTCTTTTATAAATAGGACTATTGATCCTAATACTCTTAACTCCACTTCATCTTCTTACTATACAGAGGGATGCGATAAGTTACAGCTATGCGCTTCTCTATCTGCTGGAGGCACTGGGACTGCTGCTTTTAAGTTGCAAGGGAGTGAGGATCAAGTCTCATGGTATGACTTAGGAGGATCTACTTCTGCTATAGGACCTTCTTCTGTTACAGCAGTATCATATATCGGTATGCTACCTAAGTACGTAAGAGCCATTACTTCTTCAGTAGGTACAGGGCTAGTACTTAACCAGGTCTGCATAAAAGGCAACGGAGAGTAATAATGATTACAGTATGGAAACTAGAAGAAGAGTCATGGGTATTAATACAAGAATTTTTTGGAACTATGGAAAATCTATCTATCTTGCTTAATACTTTAAGAGAAGATGGATCTGAGTACAGAGCAGAGATTAGAGTAGAGTCTACTTCATCTATTTTAGAGGTATAGCATGGCAGGTTATTACGATAATTTTAGAGACTATTTAGCTCAGCTAGATACAGGGGCTTACGATGCTTTTAATGCTGCATCTGGAAAGCTATCTAGTGAAGGGGCTTCGGAGTGGTCATATCTTAACCTTCGGTGGAATGGATCTTATATAGTAAGAAAGTCAGACGGATCGGACGTACTGTCTCTAACTTCTAAAGAAAGGTTAGAGCTTTATCCGTACCTGGATGAGTTTTTCAGCAGAGTATTAAAACATCATTTTTACGGTATTACTTACTAGAGGTTTAATATGCCAGCTCCAGTACCTAACGGACGATATTACGACTTAATTAATAATTTTCAAGCTAATCTAACTCAGGAAGCTACAGACTTTCTAGAGGCTCATCAGTTGCTAGAGCAGGTTACTATTCCTAGCACTATACCAGATACCTACTGGCAAGCTCCTAACGGGGTTATCTATCACTATAAAAATGGTATCGGAGAGATAGAGCTTAATAGTCATCCATATAGCTCATGCGAGTCTGTATTAAAAAGAAAAGGTCACGAAAATTTAGACCAGTTTATTATCGTCTGCATGAAAGCCTGGGCAGTAAATAATAACCTATAAGGATAAAATTATGTTAACTATTGTTTATGGCGGTAATGATATCTCTAAAGAGCAGTCCAGATATGAGTACCGATCTAATACCTTAGACCTAAACGATTATGATCTTTTTATAGGGTACTATAAGCCTATTAATAGCCTATTTATTAACGTAGTAAATAATAATAGTACAGCTAACCTAGGTATTAAGTACTATTCAGAAGCTGGCTTCGAGTATGTGCAAGGTGGTAAAGATCTTACCTTCGGGCTATCTACTCCAGGCTTCATAAGCTGGAATAATAAGCAAGAAAACCAGGTTAAGACTGAGCTTTTTGGAGACAATCTATACTGGTATCAGATAAGTGCAGACGCTTCTTTTAACGTAGTTTTTAGAGGTATCTCTACTTTATTCTCAGACGATCATGATCTAGTAGCTGCTTATCCTACTATCCTTAACCACTTGCCAGAAGGACAGGAGTCTTTCGTACGATTTCACGAAGAAGCAGCTAGAGATATCGTAATAGATCTAAGACGCACTGGACTAGTGATTAATGGTAAACTATCTGAGCCAGCAGTAAGGAAGCAGTTAGATGCTTTCGATCTCCTGGATAAGGAAGAAGTAAGAGATGCTGCTAAGTACTTTACTCTTTCTAAGATCTTCTCATGGTTATCAGATTCTCCTGGGGATAAGTGGGAAAATTTAGCGGCTAAATATGAAGCAGAAGCAGCAGGATCATTAACTCCTCTTATCACGATCGATCAAAACGATGACGGAATAATCGATGACTACGAAGCAGCAGCGGACCAGCCTATTATCGTAGGTAGACTATGAGCGCTATTAGCGAGATCTTAGGACTCGTAACGGATAAAGTAGCTACGCTATTACCAGACTATAAAGCTATGCCCTTCGTATATGAGCTAGAGCTTAATGATCGTCTAGCTAGTAAGAATTATGGGGTTAGATTAGGCTCAGCTAGTACTATCGCAGGCACTAACCATGCGGCTACTTTCGACCATGCGGTAGAGATCGACCTGACTCAGAGATATGAGCCTAAGAAGTCTACAGGGGACTCGGACCTAAGAGCTAAGATATCCCTTATCTCTAGCGATATCGAGACTCTTTATAAGGAGTTCTACCGTAGACCAGGATCTCTAACTTCTGCGAGCCTTCTAGTTATAGCTCCAGTAGACTTATCGGAGCCTAAAATAGATAATGATAACAATCTAGTAACGATAACTTTAACTTTATCGGTTAAGTACAGAGTAGCTAATTTTTAAGGAGATACTATATGAACTTCGTAATCAAGGGTAAAAGCTCGATCTTCGTAAAAGAAGAAGTAACAGAGGGGACTTATGTAGCTCCTACTTCAGCAGCAGAAGCAGTAGAAGTCTTAGATGACTTTGCAGGCTTCGAGTTCACTAAAGAGAAAATCGAAAGAAAAGTACTAAAAGCTACTGTAGAGTCTGTAGCTCCTAGAGCTGGTATTCCTAGCGCTTCTGGGGCGCTTCCTACCGAATTTAAAGCAGCAGCAGTAGAAGGTGAGGCTCCTAGAGCAGATCTTCTCTATAAGTCACTTTTAGGCGGTAAGAGACAAGTATCTACAGTTATCGAGCTAATCGCTGGATCTACTACTACGGTCCTTAAGTTAGACGATGCAGATATTAATAAGATTAAGAAAGGTGACTCTTTACATATCAAGATCTCAGGCGCTCACTGTATTAGACCAGTAGCTTCTGTATCTAACGTACTAGGTAACGTAGAAGTTACTCTAGCTATCCCAGCTCCTTCTGCTCCAGCAGCAGGCGTAGAAATCGCTCCTCTTACTACTTACTACTATTCAGAAGATAATACTTCCCTTTCAGTAACTGCTGAGATGGGAGGCGAGATCTCCGAGCAGTTTGCAGGTGGTAAAGTAGAGTCTGCTGAGATCTCTAACTGGACTACTGGGCAGATTCCTCAGGTTAGCTTCTCACTTAAAGGTTTAAGCCTTAACAAGGTAGACTCTGTATCTGGTCTAGTGCCTGATTTCTCTGCTGAGCCTCAGCCTCCTGTAGCTCTAGAAGCTTGCGCTTATATCGATGGTATCGAGGTAGACTATGTAGAATTCGGTCTAACTATGGGTAATACTCTAGTAGACGTACTTAGCCCATGCTCTGCTCAAGGTAAAATCGGTAACAGAAATACTAATTTCTTAGTATCTGGTAAGATTAATCCTTATATGAAGACGGATGCAGTAGATCGCTTTACTAAATATAATGACGGTACTCCAGTTTCACTATTTATCCATATCTCTAATCCAGGCGCAGGAGCAGGAGAGATTAAAAACTCTTCAGCTATTTGGCTTCCTCAGGTAGCTCTTACAGCTATCGCTAACGGAGATCAGGACGGAGTATTAACGGATGATCTAGAATTCCAGGCTTACGTAAGCGCTGGGAACGATACTATGTTTATGAGCTTTATCTAATTATTACCGAGTGCGTTTAATTTAGTGTGTGTTACGTACGAAGTGGGGAGCCTGGCATAAGCTGGGCTTTCTTTTTTAAGCCTTACCTAGTACGATCTATCTATGAATTAATACAGGAGATAACACACTATGAAAGTACTTAGGACTAATGACATTATTACGTTAAAGCATAATGAGCTAGAGGTAGACTTCTCTCCTCTAAGATATGATCGATCTATTGAGATCGCTAATACGACTAGGGTAGAAGCAGGTAATAACATCGTAGACGTTACTAAGCAGACTTCTCTAATGATTAAGTACGCAGTTAAAGAGCTTAGAGGGCTTACTGACTACGATAATAACCCAGTACAGGTTAAAGCTATTAATGGCGAGCTATCGGATGATGACGTAAGTACAGCTATTAACGTCCTAGTTAAGACTCCTTTTCTAGCTCCTATTAGCTATATCTCTACGTCTGGTACTCCTAAACAGTATGAGGGAGTAGATATCATGGTTAATGGCAAGGCTATCGATCTGGGAAAGTAGATCCGAGTAGTCTACTAGATTACTTAATAAGCGAGATAACTTGGCAATCTACGCTAACCTGGTCCGATCAAGTAGAGATAGTAGCTACTCATTACGCTCTAAATAACGTAAATTTTAGTTGCTATCTATGTAAGCCTAAGTACCCAGAAGCTAGGCGCTTCAGTATGAAGGGATGCAGTAAGCCTATAGCTACTCCAGTAGCTAAGTATAAGGACAGATTACTATTTTATAAATGCCCTTCTAACTATTACTCTGGCTACGTAGCAGAGTTAGCTAACCATGCTAGGCATTTAGAGAATGGACTGTTACCATATAGCGGAGGGCTATTAGAGCAGCCAGCGAAGCTTATAGAGCTTCTTAATCTACTTAACTCCTTACGCTTAGAAGATGATATAGATCGTCTTAAAAAGCAGGCAGCAGAGGCGAAGAAACATGGCCGACAATCAAATAAAAATAGAAATTAGCGCAGGTACGGACGAATTAATTAAAGCGCTTAATAGCGCAGATAAGGCGGCAGTTAAGTTTAGTGCTAACGTAGTAGGAAGCTTCGCACCTATTAGGACAGAAGCTACTAAAACGGCTAATGCTGTATCTGGAGCTTTTAGCGATACTTTTAAAGATATCGTTAAAGGTAATCTAGTAGCTAACGTATTATCGGATGCTTTTAGAGGTGTATCGTCTTCTATTATCTCTGGCATAGCTGGGACTATTACAGCAGCTAATGAACAAGAAAACGCCCTAAACAGATTAGGGCAGGCGTTAAGAGCTACTGGATCCTATTCTAAGCAGGCTATAGAAGACTTTTCTAACTTCTCTAGTGAACTTCAAAAAAACTCTGTATATGGTGACGAGGTAGTACTGGCTCAGATAGCTATAGCTAAGTCTTTCGGTACTACTAATGAGCAGGCTAAAAATCTAGTACAGGCAGCAGCTAACCTAACGTCTACTTTCGGAGGATCTCTAGAAGAGAACGTAAGTAAACTAGCTAAGACTCTAGACGGTACGGCAGGTAAGCTTAATGAGCAGATCCCAGCTCTAAGAAGCCTTACAGCAGAGCAGTTAAAGACTGGGGCAGCTATTGACGTAGTTAACTCTAAATTCGCTGGAGCAGCAGCTAACGAACTTAATTCTTTCCAGGGAAAAACCGAGTCACTAAAAAATGCTATATCTGATCTTCAGGAGGAGCTAGGATCTCTAGTCACTGGATCTGATACAGTTAAAAACTCTATTGGTTTCGTATCTGGAATATTCCAAGGATTTACCCAGCTAATCGTATCTGCTAAAGAAGAGTCAGCTAGGAACAATGGTACTCTACAAGAAACTTCTGGAAGCATAGATAGATTATCAGAAAGATACGCTCTACTAACTACTCAGATCGAGATAGCTCAGAAGCAAGAAAAACAATTAAATGAAAGCCCCAACTTCTTTGAAAAGTTCATAGGATTAGGGGATGAGGCTACTAAGACTGTAAAGAATTTACAGGCAGAGCAGGCTAAATTATTTTCTCAGATTAGTAATGCTTCAGCAGCTAACGCAGCTATACCTTCAGCTCCTACTGGAGGAGGATCTACAGTCCAATCTGAAGCAGAGAAGGCAGCAGCAGCTAAATTAATCTCAGATAAGGAAGCAGTTAACCAGCAGATAGCCCAGCAGCAGCAGGACTTTAATATATATATGAGCCAGCTAGCTCTATCTAACGATAAGTTAACCCAGGACGAGAGAACACTAGAGTATGAAAATCTTCTAGCATACGAGCAAGCTAAGATAGATGCTGTACAGCAGGCAGAGTTAGCTAAGGCTCAATTAATAACAGACGCAGGATTAAAAAAATCTGCTATTGAAGCTGCTAATGATAAAGCAGACTATGATAGGCAGAAGGTAGCTAATAAAAACAAGATCGATCTAGAGAAAGATCTCACTAAGATGCAGAGGCAGGAGGCAGATACTCGCTTAGCTATAGCAAGTAACTTTATTAATGCTGGACTAGCTCTAACTAAAGAAGGATCAATAGCGCAGAAAGGTTTATCTATCGCCTCTGCTACGATCTCTACCTATACAGCAGCTACTCATGCTTTAGAAGATACTCGCCCAGCTTTCTTAGGTCCAGCAGTAGCGGCTTCTATCGTAGCAGCAGGTCTAGCTAACGTAGCTAAAATCGCTGGGGCTAAATTCGCTACAGGTGGTATCGTGTCTGGATACTCTACGAGTGGAGATAAAGTACCTGCTTTAGTAAATTCAGGCGAGATGATACTTAATAAAAACCAGCAGACTGAGCTTTTCGGTATAGCCAATGGTACTAGAAGCGCAGGTAACGGCTCAGATATAGGAGCTATTATAGCTGAGATACGTAATATCCCTATTATCGTACAGGCCAACGGTAGGGAGATAGCTCGTCTAATCAGAGATGAGCAGAAAAACGGCTTCGAGGTATTCGCATAATGGCTAATCAATATTTTTTATACGATAACTTAATTAAGTCTGCTACGCTTACTCCTTCTACTGTAAGCGCTCAGTACCCAGTAGCTAACCTGGTAGACGATCGTAGATCCAAGGTCTATCGATCTACTACTAACTCAGATAATATCGTAATAGACTTAGGCTCAGCTAAAGCTATCAACGCTTTCTCTATCGTTCATAATGGAACTTCTTTCGGAGTTACTACAGTTACTCTCCAGCTTAATTCTACTAACGTCTGGACTTCTCCAGCAGTCACTCAGGTTATTACTTTAGATACTACTCATGGTATCGGTTACTATATCTTTAACGATAACCAGACTTACCGCTACGCTCGTATCGTATTAACTAGCTCGTTAGGTTACTGCGAGGTTAGTAAGATATTCCTAGGACAGTACGCTTCTATAGGTGATCTTACTTTCGAGTACCCGATTAAGTATAAGCAAAATAATAACTCTACAGTTACTAAGAATAGATTAGGTCAACGCTTTATCGATCTAATTAATACTCAGAAAGAGATTAGCGGATCTATCTCTACTATGACTAAGGAAGAAGTAGCGCCATTATTATCTATGCTAGACTACTGCTCTTTTACCTTGCCTATCTGGATGATCTTTCCGCAGGGTAATATTACTACCGATAACGATAGAATTAATGGATACTACTACCTAAAAGATGATCCTACGCTAAGCTTCGTGGTAGGTAATTACTGGAATACAGAGCTAGCTTTTGAAGAAGGTAAGTAATGAGCTACGTAGACTTCGCTAAAAAGACAAGATCTAAGAAGATCGTATTAGCGCATTTAGAAGCTAGAGAAAAGCTTAAGTTATTTAGCGTTTATTCTGGATCTATCTACTCTAAGCCAGTTAACCACTTCGTAACAGAAGTTAAGGTAAACGGTACGTACTTAACAGAAGCTTCTTCTAATGCTCTAACTGCTGGGCAGTTTTACTACTCTCCTAATGAGGGAGTATTATACGTAAGGCTTTCCGATAACTCAGATCCTAAACTTAATAGCATCTACGTTACTTATAAATTTTTCTTTTCTA